CTCAGCTGCACACTTTCTCCTTCGGCCTGAAAATACAACGGATGCCACAATCTTGTTTGCGATGCCTCAAAAGGAGATAAGACGTAAGGGCTAGTCTCAAGAATGGAACTACCAAGAATAGAATTATTGGCGCTCCCTTCTTGAGCAATATCCAATGAAGAGGTACCGATAAAATAATCAACAGATAATTCACCCGAACTAGTTTTTTCAACATAAAAATTAATCCTTGAGACATAACAATTTCTATCACGTGAGCGAAAAAAATTGTAATCTTTTGTTTTTATATCTATTACGCTGGCAAGTGCAGCCACACCTCCACCTAAATAGGTGCCAGAAAACAACAGTGCTTTTGATTCACCATCAGGAACCGTAACCTTCACGCTATTAGGCGTAGAAGCAGCAACTGGATCCTCAATGACTTTTGCCATAGCCGTAGTCAAAACTTTTGGCGGTGTCGAATTATTCATCATAGTTATTCCGTTTAATTGGCTCAACATAATGTAATCACCAAAAGCAAGATTGTGGTTAATAATAGTTAGCGTTAAGAGCCCATCCGCATCTATCACAATATTAGTGATTAATAAGCTTGGAGCATTCGAGCTTTTATCTTCCTGGATAATATTAACCATCCCCTGTTGATTGCCAGCAAGCACCACCCTTTGCCTTAAAACCTTAGTCCTCCATGGCGAATTAGTATTAGCCCAACTACTACTAGTTGTATCCCAAATCAAGCCAGGGCTTTCATCTCCAAGCTGAAAATAACCAAAGCAGGTAATAGAGTCTATGTTTTTAGCCCAGGTATTATTTGCATAATTATAAACCAAAACCCTGTTAGGAAACACAAACTGATTCCCCCTGTCATAATCGGGATAGGTCCAGTAAACCAACTCGGGAAAATAACTTCTTATCCCTGCAACTCGATCAATACCATTGTTTAAATTATGTAACTCTTGGATAGTAGTAGGTATTTTTTGATCTATACGCTCAACACTAGTACCAGAGCAAGCAATAATACCAACCTGACCAAACCCTAAAACAGCTTGATCAAAAGGCACCTGGCTAAAAGTAGACTCAGCACCCAGCTCTGTATTTATCTTTTGAAACACAAAAGGGTTAATCTGGTTGCCTGTATACACTAACTCGTACGTAGATCGCTCAAAATAAACGATTAGCCTGTCCCTAAGGAATTGGGCCGTTACTATAGCTTCTGATGTAGGAGCGTCGATTGCTGACCCGTTTCCAGGTATATCCTGCCTCCAGATGTTAGCAGAAACAGGATCTCCTATACCTGAGTATCTGCATCTGTTTACAAACCTTCTTGGGATACCACCGACCTCCTCTTGCGGGTTCAATAAAATTAATCGGTTTTTAAATTGTACTATGATTCGGGCGGTGGTAATATTTTGGCCAGCTGTATATGTAAGCGTAGGAGTATTCCAGTTTGTTCCATCCCAATACCTTATAGGGTCCACGTCGTTGGTAGCCCAAAAAGTACGTTGATAAGAGGCGGAACCGCGATAGTTTACTCCCCAAAAAAAATTATAATTTGTTCCTGACCAGGTTGCCCCGGGCATTCTCGCCCAGCCTTGAGCTACTCTATCATAATAATAAGCGTAATTTTGATCAAAAGCAATAGAAAGCTCATCATTGACAGCTTCTTCTTCATATTGAAACAATCCCATTACAGGTAAAGAAGGATACCAATACACTGTAGCGGCTGGTGCACTAGCAAACTCTATTGTTGTTGGATCTAGTACAATCGCAGTGTTGGAGCTAGATGTTAACAAGCTAGCCCCTGGCGTAGTATCCTTAACCGTATAGGTATCAGAACCAACGCTAAACATTTGTCCTACTGCCAAATTGCCTGCTGTCGTATATTCAAAAGGAGGCGGTGCCAACGCTGTGGCTACCATTCTAAGTCTTGAGGATAGATAGCTTGGCGACATATTAGACGATCCAAAACGTTTTTTAACCCTCCCCCTAAAAACATAGGCATTCTCTAGTTTAGAAAAAGCGTTATCAGGCAAAAGCCATGGCTTGACGTCACTCTCAAAGCCGCTGTCGTTGCCCAGGTAGCCAATAAGAAACTTTTGTGCCATGTTAGTATCCTATAACATTATAAGATACTTGAACTTGAGCTGGAAGTGTTGATGTTGATTCAACTCTAAATGCTATTAAATTGGCCGTAAGGTTTGTTATATAAATTACGGCAACTTTTCCAATAAGATTAGTTACCCCCAATGTTAATTGACCATTTAATGCATTAACAGGAAAGGGGCTCGGGAAGGTAATTGAGCCTACATTTGAGCTTAAAGTTACGTCTTTCAATCCCCATTTTAAAATCAATCCTGAAGGTAAATAACTATAACCACTATCTTGACTTCCCGAAGCATTATTAAAACTAGAAGCAGTTATCGGAATATCAGTCAGAACATTATTGTTATATTTAGTAACATAAATTTCATTCTTGGTTGTAGTTGGGTTTACAAAGTTATATATACCAAGTTGAGTACCTGTAAAACTAGGTGCAGGCGACTGAGCGGTTAATGTTACTTTTTTATGAAAGCCAGCATTTGGGCTTGCAAATTCTTCATGGTCGACTGCCGTCCAAGCATTTGTGCCGATAAAGTTTTGGTTTATTTTAGGCTGAGTGTCAGATATGGAATCAGATGCCAAAGGAGTTAGTGTATAATAAGTAATAGCTGGCATTATTTTTCTCCATCAACTTTTAAAAGATTGTTTAATTTATTCATAGCCATATTAAAGTCCCTTTTATTTCTATAGTGAGAAGCAATTACCATTTCCATAAAAGCATCTTTCCCACCCGGAGAACTTAAAAGTTTAGATAGCTTATTAATTTGAGCCAGACCCATAGTTATACCCCCTGCTGTTTTACCATAAGACATTGCTCCCATAATTGCTGGTAACAATAAACCTGATTTGAGGGCGGCCCCGCCAGGTATAAGTGATATTAATCCTGACGCCAACTTGTTTTTTTTAATAATGTCTGGCGATAACATTCTACCAAGATTATCCACCCACTGGTTTGCTCTAAAAACATTATTTGCAGAGCTCCAATTTTCATACCATTGTGGGTATTCTCTGGCAAGATCTGTATTCACAAAGTTATTTTTATACTCTCGAAGGGCTCTTCCAAAAGCAGCTCTGCCCGCAGAGTCCATATCAATATTGCGATTAATGCCGTTTAAATCCTTTACACCCTTAGAAATGTCCTTCAAGGTAGAAGCGCCTTCTAGGTTGTTTTTTATTGATTCTAGGGCTGATTCTTTTGCTGATTTAGATATTGCTGAATCTTTTCTTATGTCATCGTATAATTTACCATAAGCTTCATTATGTTTATTTAACATGTCTGTGCTTAGTTCTTTGCCAGCTGCCAATTTATCAGCTTTTTCATAAAGCTTATCGTTAAAAGCTTTATACTTGCTACCACTAACTGGTTGTTGAAGCAAATTAGTTAATGTTTTTGCTCCCAATCGTCTTGTAGCGACTCCGGCCCCTAAAGATCCTGCAAACTGGGTCAGTGGACTATACCCTCTTTCTTGCAAAGCTTCTCCAGTTTTAGCTGCAGTTACGCCAGAAGCTGTCTCTAGTCCTAACCTGGCAAGATATGGACCAGCATTCTCTCCTGCCGCGTATGGGTTACCCATTAAAACAGTCGGTAGTATATTGCCAACGAGCTCAGTTACTTGTTCTAAGCCGGTTGCCTTAGAAAGGTCTTGATACTTTTCTAAATTATTTACGAAGGTATTTGCGGCCTGTATGCCTAGTTTTCTGCCAAAATCTCCAGGGTTCGGGATGCCTGCGTCTTCCATATATTTTTGCAACATTTGTGGGCTACTAAAAACCGATTGAACAGCTTTACCAATATCCCCGCCTATTTTTTGACCTGCAGCATCTCCAAGCATCTTAAGGCCACCTAAAACGGTATCTGGTAGTTCATATATAGATTTAATGCCTTTAGCCGCTCCTCTGGAAAAGAACCCGGGTATCCTAGCAAGACTTTGAGGCCAACTTCTATCTGCTTGTTGTTCGGTTGGCTGCATTGCTTGAACTGGTTCGGCTGGTTGCTGGCTAGGCATAGGTGTATATGCACCCTCTGGCACTCCTCCTATGTCTGATGCTAAATTTTGCGCAGCCAAATCCTCAGTTCTTTCTAATCTTGCATCCATAGGTGATTGAATAAGGTTGCCCATTAAGTCATACCTAGGTTGTGCTTGCCCTGCTGCTTGTTGTTGTTGAGCTCCGCTAAAAAGAGCTTGCCTTGCGGGTCTCATTTCTAATACGTCCCTAGATAAAGCTTCACCTAAACTTAGAGGCTTGAAAGCTTCTCTTAAAAGAAGTTGTGCCATCTGTGGGTTTTGAGCTATGCCAGCGGCCTTATCTGCTGGTATTCCTGAAGCCACCAATGTTTTATAAGTTTGATCTACATCAAACTTACGCTGTTCTAATGTTTTTTCTAAATCGAATTGCCTTTGCAGTCCTGCTAGCTTTCTAGCTTCAGCTCCTCGTAACAGTTCTGGGCTATAAGATAAACTATAGGCTTCTTCTGGCGAATAACCTTGCCCCATCAAACCTTGCTGTAATCTTTGTGCCTGCATTCTTTGTAATTGCCCTTGGGCTAACCCTTGAAGGCCTTGTGATAACCCTGTTGCCAAAGACGAACCCAGGGTCTCTCTTCTTGGTAAAACCTGTATTGCCATCTTAAGCTCCTAAACCAGATAAATATGCCCCACCAACTTGCCCTAAAACAGGTAATATTGGCGTGCCTAAATATGCCCCAGCAACTTGCCCTAAAATAGGTAATAATTGTTCTAATACCCCCGGAGTACGCGGACGCATTGCGGTTTCAAACTGCGGCTGTAGTCCCATTCCTAATAAACTTTGTAATTGCGAGCCACGCTGTAACCCAAATTGAGCTCGTTGGGCTGCTAGTCCTTCTTCTAGCTGCCTTCCCGCAGCACCGAGCTGCCCAGCAAATGAAGGGCTGCTCAATGCTTGCGGCGTAGAACTAAGTGCAGCAAACCGCTCTGACAAGGTAGGGATGGTCTGCTGGATAAACTGCGACCTAGCTCGTTGCTCTATCGGACCAAAATCATACGCCTCTTGCAATCCACCTAAACCCATTTGTAATAAATTAGATAATGCTGCCGATTGTTCGGGGGTAAATCTAGGTGCTGCTTGAAATTCTTCTGGTTGACCGAACAGAAAATTATATAAACTTAAACCAAGCCCTTGGGGTTGCGTTTGGGGTATTGTCGAAATAGGCATTAGTGACTGCAGACTGCTGGCCATGATAAAACTTTCAATCTTTATATTTTTAAAAGCCTATTATCATGGTTTAAAAACTCAATACCAAATTTAGGAAATAATTTTAAATTATGTTGTTTAATTAATTTTATTTGCTAAGATTTTAAAAAACAAAAACCGTCTAATAAATCCAATAAGATATTATGTTTAATCACTTTATTAATGGCCTAATAATTTTCTTTACGGGTTACTTTTTATATGCTATCATCTTGTTCGGACAGGCGTTACCGTGCTTTTTATGTGCAAGTATATACTCTGAACGTAAACACTTTCATTGCCTTACTGTTTTGTTAGCTGTGCTGATTATAGATATTGTATTAAAGCTGTTATCACTATAATCTGCGGTGAAGCCTGTCTTTAATTTAAATTATTAAACCACCAGTCATATGGCCCCCAGTAATTATCTGCGTAAATAGTAGGAGTTCTCTGGCTTGTTTGCTGAACAATAGTTCTTCTCTGCACTAATAACATTTGATTTTGATACTCTGGCTCAATCATTTGCAAGCTTTCCATGTCCATACGATCTTGAAACACCTTTCTTGCTGCTCCATACGCTATCAATTGCCACCATTCTTCAAGCTTTGGCTCTTGGCTTGAGTCTAGGAACTCAGCGGGTCTTACAAATACGTCCAAGGTTATTTTATAAGCCTGGTCTGGTATAGGTCTTAATGTAAATTTACCATCATAAAAAAGAATGCTTTGCGGCCTGGATGGTTGTAATACAACATATTGAACATTTACGTTTTCGTTAGCCGCTGGGGCTGTTGGAAAATTTACGGTAAACTGGCCTGTTGTGTAGTTTATAGAACCATATGTATTTGCAGTGTCGTTAGGTATTATTAAAGCCCCAACCAGTGGAGTAGTTGGGACATCGACCAAGACCAAGCTGTTGCCAGTTGTGTCAACAGAGTTAAATAATACATTATTTTTTAATATTGTCACTTTTCCCACAGTTGAAACAGTACCCTGGTTAATCGGCAGGGTGCCAGCAAATGTAACATTGGCCCCGTCGCCCCTCTGGGCTAAAGTTTGAACATTGTTAGTATAGGGATAATTGTTATAAAACTCTGATCTTGATTCATAAAACCGGGCCCCATATCCCGCAACAAAAACAGGTTGATGTACGGTGAGATATTTATTCTTAAAATTATATAACGGCGATGTGCTCGGAGCAGTCTTAGTGTCATAGACATCTATAAACGGCTCAGAATAAAAGGAAAAGGTTTCTTTTAGGTTTAACAGCCTTAAGTGTTCTGGAAGGTCATACAGAACGAATGTGTTAATATATTCGTTTATTGTAGAGTCAGGAAGTTGTGATGAGCTTAAGCTTCTTGTTAATCTTCTTATCTTTATGCGAATTGCATCTAAGTTGCTGGCCATTTTGGCACCCAAAAAATATTTTTTATTACACTAACATAGTTAGTAAAGATTGCTAGCCAAAAATATCAATAGCTAGCAATCTTTACTTGTTAGGTAAGGCAAGGTAACGCGCCGCAACCTAAGTAAATAGTTTAACCCTAGCACTCAAGATTATTTAGCGCTTAAGTGCTCAGGAAAAAAAGAGGAATATATGAAATATAACTAAAAACATATTTAAAATTATGCTATCAGTTATGTTATTATACCAGGTTTTGAAGGTTTAACAATATCAATAAAATCCATTGAGTGAAACCCCACTCTGCTTACCTTTTGACCTATGGTCACTAATGGTTTATCAAATTCATCTGTGGCAAATTTGTGTATAGGATAGCTACAGTTCTTATTTAAATGCTTAGCAACTCCTAATGGGATTTCATAAATCTGTCCATCTACAAGTTCATACTTTTCTATTTTATCGCCTGGGAATTCTCTAAAAACAAAGCTAAATACTCCGCCTGGCACTTCGTAATATTTAAAAGTACCCCTTACTTTTTCGGCATGCTTAGCCCTTAAGGCTTCTAGTTCTTTTTTTGTCATAATAGTCTTTCACTAAAAAGGGCCGAAGCCCTTCTTAGATAAATATAATACAAACGTTAAAAGCTGGTTATTCATTATTAACGTAAGTTGATTTGCCGGCAACGTAATATAGCACATCGTTATTTTCGCCACCCGGGCAATCTGCCCCTGCAACCAACTCCACACCTATTATAGCAGTATTTACAGTTGCGTCAGCTAAAAGATTAACGCTTGAGGTTATAGCTTGAGCTGTATCCTCTCCAACTGGTATGACTAGTGCATAGCTAAATGGAACGTCTGCAGGAAGAGGAAACTTAAACGCTGTAAACGCTGAAGAGTCAATATTTAAAGTTAGCTGGTTAGCTGCTGGCACCGCTGTTATGGTCCCTAAAAGATTATTCATTTGAGTCATGCCATATGCTTCAGGGACTACAACCCTTACAGCTTGTCCAACAGTCAAGCCATGGTCAGCGGTACAGCTTACCACTGCATTGCTAGCTACAGAGATGTTACCAATGAATCTTCTACGTGGGTAGAAAATAGGGTCATAATTAACTTTTCTCCAGTTACCGGCTGTTGCTGCTGCACCTGGTGCTGTAGCTATTGCATAAGCCCATCTAAAAGATGTATTAGCGACTACTGTATCAATCTGAAAATCAATACCGGCTAAGTTCTCTTGACCAGTTAAGCTACTTAGTCTTACAATATCACCAGCCGCTAAGCCAGCGGTTGAACCTGTAGAAACAACTGGTTGTGTTGCGTTGGTTGCCCCTGAAACTGCTACTGGTGCAGTAAGTGTTTGTTGACTTGTATCAATTAAATTAAATCCGTTAGATGTAATATATTGGCTTAAATTAGCAGCATTAGCAGCATTAGACTTAAAATATGTCCATTTAGCCCCTGAAGCAAAACCTCTTTGCCAGTAGTATTCTACGCCTTTAGCTGTTGTTTGGTTTGCTGCTGCTATGGTTGTGTTATAAACACGAATCCAATCTACATCAGACCTGATTGCTAGTTTTTTGTTTGTACCGTTTGAAGTAAAACGGCCTTGCATTAATATAGTGCCTTCCATGTTTACTCCTTATGATAATGTGCAACGTAATTTTAATACCCATAGATCATTTGTAATCCTAGGAACCTCAGCAAACTTATAGCCTACTGATGAATTCATAGCTAATGGACCACTGTATAGGGGTGGCCGATATAAAAATGACGCTGAATACCCGTCTTGCTCAATACAAGCATAAGAATCCATGCCGGTACAGAACACATTGTAAACATCATCGCCTTCAGAAGAAGCTGCAACATCCTTAGAGCCAATAGATGAAACCAAGAATCTAAGGTTACCCACAGCACCCCATTCTGAACGAAGCGCGGCCATAGGAGAAGGGTATTGACTTTTTTGGAGAAAACCTGAAACAGAATCAAGATCTTTGATTAAATCGGTGTGACATAATGCAAAATAAGCATCTCTGACTGGAGCGGTTCCGAATTTATCTTCACCTTCTAAATTATCTGTGATGGTAAAAGCATTATTGCCCAAAAGAGTACGGGTAATATCGTCTATATCCGAACGAGTAATTTCTGTAGGTGATTTACCATTTACGCCGCCCACACAAGAAATGGCCGAAGCAGTAGAAGCTAACATATCTCTTGTTAACTGATCTTCTGTTTGTCGCAAAGAAACACCCAGGCGCGCAGCAGCCTCATTTAAGACAGGGTCTTGTGCCTGTAGAGTTACTTGCTCATTAATCATGATATAAGTACCGTAAAAACTCATCTTGGCATCTATATCAACAGCGGTTAAAGTTTGAGGTGGCGGAGTAATTCCAGTGTTACCCAAAGGCACCATTGCAGTCGCCAAAGGATTATAACGCCTCATTCTTAAAGTTGTTCCACCATTACGCGGCATATTTTTTTTGGTGGCTGGGATCTTATGTATCATATTTGGAACTGGCACTGCCAACAGTTTATAACTAAAACTTTGCTGGACCGGCGCAGGAAGTATGCTGGTAGTCGTAATCGACATGAATTTCTCCTTAATCTATAACTAAAAATTCTATAATTAAGGTGACGAATCTTGAATACGTCAATGTAGGTGCGAGCTACAATACGCAGGGTTTTTGCGAGATAGCGAAACTCAATACGCTATCTATATGTATATATGCTTCAATGCAAAAAACTACCATCCATAGTTATAAAATTTTTGATGTCAAAATGATGTCAAAATGATGTCAAAATGATGTCAAAATGATGTCAAAATGATGTCAAAATGACACTACTTTGGTGTTACAATGCATTTTTGGATATTGCGACTCAGAGCGGCTATTGAGTGTGGTAAAATTTACAATAAGATAAAACTTGTTTGGTGTTACAAAAAAGTGCTAAGGTGTTACGATTTATTAACTTAAGGAGGGAGGGGATTGCTCCCCTCCGATTAAAACATGAAGAATAATTAAATATATAAAATAATTTTTTTATCTTTTATACTTATTATTACCCTTTTATATGTTAACATTATTTTTATTTTATTGTCAATAGCTACATATTTTTTCTAGCTTCATTCATTTCTTTTAGCAGTTGAGCTTTTAGTTCATCGGTAAGGCCGTTGGCAAATGCGTTTGCTTTAGAAAGTGGACCTTCGCCTTGTTGAGGGCTTATTGATGAAATTGGTCTTGGTTTTGCATGATTTTCTTGTGCTCTATTTTTTTCTTGTTGATAATTATTTTCTTGATAAATACCAAGATCCTTGCACATTCTATAAGCTAATGCGTGTTGTTTGTATGGGTCTTTAGTTGCTAGTATGGCTTCAGCGAGATCGGGTTGTTGTTCTCTAAGTTTTTTTAAGTTTTCGGTAGAGGCTACTTTTTCAAAATCTGGGAAGTCTCTTGCTATTTTTATTTCTGTAGTAGAGCTGATATTTTTTGTTTCGGCTTCCGCTAACTTTTGTTCAAGTTTTTTTAGTTTTTTGGTTATTTTGAGTAAATGTTTGCCTTCTGCTAGCTCATCAGGGTTTATGTTAAAGTCTTCTTCTTCTTCGCTATTTTGGTTCAATTTTTGAATAGCTTGAAGTAGCTCGTCTCTTTCCCTTTCGGCCTTAAGGGTTCGTTCTCTTAGGTTTTTAAAGTTTTCTTCTTTGTCTTTTGTTGGCTTTTTTTCTGGTTCTGATATGGGTGTTTCTTCGGCTCCAGTTGTATTTTCCAATTCAATTTCTGTTTGATTAGATTCTTCTTGCATGATTTCTTCTTGTATCATTATTTTTGCTCCATGAGTTAAATTTCGCCGTTAAGTTTTTTTGATTTTATTAATAGATCGCCTGCCGAGTCTTCTAAGACGTACCTTAAAAGCTCTTTTTCTTCTCCTACAACCAGTAGCGCATTTTCTTTTAACATTTGTGCGGTTGTTTTATCGGGAAGAACCCATAAAAACGTAATATTATCGTCTTTTTTATTATATTTATAAACCACCTGATCATAGTCAGGCGTAGGGCAGCTTTTTCTGTGTAAAAATTGATTTCTTACCACATTATCCATTAATCGATCGCGTCTTGTAATTACTACAATATAAAAATCGTCTTCATGTTGCTTCTTGCCTTCGTATAATGTTTCTAAAAAATATTTGGTATATTCTGATTGCATCGATCTTTGCAAGTCAATTACATTGGCGCTATCTGGTTTTTTAGAATTAAGTTCAACAGAGTGCTGACCGACTGTTTTTTTATCCTGCTTCAATTTTTGGCCTTTCTTCATTATCTAAGTAAGAAAGATACATCATACATCTTACTATTATTAAATCTCTTAAAAAAGAGGCTATAGGCAGATTGGCGAATATTGAAATTCTATCAAATAATAATATAAAAAGAGAAACAAAAAAAAGTGTTTTAGCTAGGCCCATTTTTTGACAATGACTGTTGGCAAAAAAATCTTTACTGTCGATAAAAACATTTTTAAGTTTTTCTGAATCTATGATTAACGAAATGGCAAAAATGCTATGTAGTAGCAGAAAAATTATTATAGTTAAATTTAGCGGTGCATTATTTTCAATTAAATATTTTATCTCCACTATACACATAACTATAATTGTAAATACGTAACTAAACTTTTGCTTGATCTTGTAAAAGAGTGCTTGCATTTTCTCCCCGTCTTGCCGCTTCTTCTGGTGCATTATTTGTAATTTGATTATTAATTGTTATGCTTTTGTACCGGCTTGGGTCATCGAATTTTCCTCTTAAAGCAGTAACGTACCCAGCTCCATAGCTTACAACTAGCTTGACTCCTGCTAATATGCTTAATTCAACAGTTGGGTAAGAATTAGAAATAATTATCAAAATAAGTAATAAGCGACTAAAAAAAAACATAATTTTAATACCTTTAAATTATAAACAAACCTTTAATTTAAACAATATGAATAATATATTGTATTATTTTTTTTTAGATGTATTATACAAGCTTAATAATATAAGCAAAAGACACAGAGATGAGAAAAATTATTTTTATAACTGTAACTTCTTTATTTTTACCATTTACATTACATGGAAGCGAGTCTGACGAGCCAGGAAAAACTAGTGTAGAAGACTCAAAGAAATGTCCCTTTACAGAAAAACAAAAGAATGAGTTTGCTAGTGATATTGCTATTTCTTATATAAAAAAAAACATTAAAGACTATAACAGACTCGATAATAAAAAAACGAGATTAGACGTTAGCGCCATAGCTTGGACCATAGATAAGTCTATTTTTAATAAGATCAATTCAAGCTTAGATGATTTTATTATAAATTTGATGCCAGTGTATACCATATTTAAGAAAAAGTGCACTGAGTCAATTTATAGGGGAGTGGTGCCTTTAATAAAAAATGCCACACAAGAGGTTCAATCGTGCAATCTTGTATCTACTATAGCTCCTAAGTATTTTGGCGAAGAAACTTATAATACGCTTATGGATATCTCTGGCAGTCTTTTTTTTGTAAACTATCTTCATGTAAAAGGGGTGGCTCTTTTGCCTTTTTATCTTAAGACATTAAGTTCTTTGAATGATTCCGAAGATCGATTATCATTTAATCGCATATTTAAAATAGTTGCTCCTGCGGTTGATCCAAAATTTCAAATTTAAATTATTTAGAAGAGAGAGAGACATGAAAAATCAAAAAAAAACATTATCGCTGTTATTTTTATTAGCTGCCAACCAATCATTTAATATTAATGCTGGCATAGGTGATTTCTTTGATGATATAGGTAATACCATTTCAGAAGGGATCGATAAAGTTGGTGAGACAATCGGAGGAATAGTTGATGAAGCAGGTACAATAGGTGTGGCAATTGATTCAATGCTAATTGAGGCTACTGACAAATTAGACAAAAAATTTAATTGGAACACAACAGCCGCGAG